TCATCAACAACGGCTACATGAGTCGCGCTGTCCCCGACGCGAGCGTGTACGAGGAGTTCTATCACATGCGTATGGCGGCGAAAGCCGCTGGCGACAAGGATACCGCCGAGGCTGCGAAGCTGGTGTTGAACACGACGTTCGGCACCATGAAGGACAGCTACAACAAGATGTTCGACCCCATGCAAGCCACCCGTGTGTGTCTGTCGGGTGAACTCTACATCCTCGATCTCATCGAGCAGATGTACCGAGCCGTGCCAGAAGGTCTGCAACTCATCCAACTGAACACCGACGGGTGGATAATCAGTATCAGGCGTGACGACTATGATACTGTTATGGGTGTCGTGAGCCAATGGCAGTCCCGCACGGGCTTCACCGTGGATACCGACGAGATAGAGGTCATCGTCCAAGCCAACGTCAACAACTACGCGCTCCGCACCATAGGTGGCAAGGTGAAAGCCAAGGGTGGGGTCGTGGGGAACTGCGACGGTGGGGATTTCAAGTCGAACAACATGACCATCATCGACAAGGCGGTCGCAGCATACCTGCTCGACGGTACACCCATCGAAACCACCGTCAACGAGTGCGACGACATCGAGCGGTTCCAAATCGTCGCCAAGGCGGGACGCACGTATCGCAAGGTGCTACACGGTGACAAAGAGATTCAGCGCGTCAACCGCATCTATGCTACTAATCTTGAGCAGTATGGTGGCGTGTTCAAGATCAAAGACGAGAACGGCGTCGAGCGCCGCGAGCGAATCCCGCTGACGCCGGAGCACGCGATTGTGGACAACGACAATCTTCTGCGAGATAGCGGAAACCTCTTGACAATGCTGGACAAGTCGTGGTACGTTACGTTGGCAAGCAAGAAAGCGCACGAGTTCATCACCCGAAAGAAGAAGGAGAAAGAGCAAATGGCTGACACCGTTGAACCGACCAATGAGCTGACACAGGACACCGAGAAGCCCAAGCCGACCCGCCGCAACACCAAGAAGGACAGCGCACAGGTGCCCGAACCCACCCCTGTTCCGAGCTTCGGTGAGAAGCTGCTGGCGTTGCAGCAGATCATGCAGGGTGCGTCCACGGGCGTGTCGTTCGACTCCGCTGTGACCAACATCAACTACGAGTACGCCGACACCCAGCAGTACAAGCAGTTCTTGGCGTCGGCGGCGAGCGCCGTGCGCCTCGTGTTCAAGCTCGACATGACCGCCGACTTCCTCGGCATCATCAACGCACCCAAGATCGAAGCCGACCCCAAGGCATCGCCGTCCTATGCCGCACAAGTCAACGGCACCGTGACCTTCTACGACGCCGACGACATGGACAAGCGTGTCATCTATGACATCTGTGGGTTCGGTAACAACGTACAGGCGGGCTACTGTCTCGGTGCTGCACAGACCAACGCGCTTCGCAACTTCATCCTGAACCAGTACCTCTTGGACAACAAGGGGCGCGAGGGTGACGACGTGCAGGTCAATGCCGACAACGCCGCACAGAGCAACAGATTCGTGTCCCAAGGCGAGAAGACCCAGATGAAGCAGGGTATCGTCGCTGACAAGGCAGCGGAGTACGCCACCGACCTCTATGCCAAGGCGCTCGGCAAGAAGATCATCGAAGCCCGCGCAATCAAGCCGACGTTCGGTAAGAAGGCGAAGCTCGACGACCACTTCGAGGATGCCGAGCTGACCAAGCCCAAGGTTCACCCCGAAGGTCACGAGTCGGCTGGTCGCTCGACGCTGGTGAAGTCCGAAGCCGTCAAAGCCATGACCAAGGCTGAGGAAGTCATCGCCAAGGGTGCTGAGTAGCCATGATGACCGCACAAGCCATCTACAAGCGCAACAACCGACCCGACCGCAAGTACCCTACGTTCCGCGACGGCGCAGGTATCGAGATGCTGGACGGTTCGATTGTGAACCGCAAAGGTGAGACTCGAACCTATCACATCACCGACTACCCCGGACGCGCCGAGCGCCGTAGGCTCATCCGGCAAGCGAAGGCGGTACCCCGTGGCTAAGTTCAACGAATGGGTATCCATCACCGAGGACACCGTTGCTGTCGTGGGCGGCACGCCCAAGAACACCAAGAAGCTCACGGGTACGAGACTCGGTGCCATCCTCGGGCTGAACAAGTGGAAGACCCCCTTCGGCGCGTGGTGCGAGATCATGCGCGTCGCAGAGCCGCCGTTCGAGGGCAACAAGTACACCGAAGCTGGCAACGTGCTTGAACCCAAGCTCATCGAGTTCTGCAAGACCGAGGTGTCACCCCACATCCTCACCCCAGAGGAGCACTTCAAGTCCAAGCGCAAGCTCTACGACCACTTCCCCAACGAGCCTGTCTTGGGCGGCATGTGGGACGGTCTGGTCTTCGACGACGGCGAACCCATCGGCATCATCGAAGCCAAGACCTCAAGCCGACCGCAGGACTGGATGCAGGGTGTGCCGCTGTCCTACGCGATTCAGGGACTCGCCTACGCGCATCTCATGGGTGTCACAAGGGTGTTCTTCCCCGTGCGCTTCATGGAGCCGCAGGACTACGAGCACCCCGAGCAGCTTGAGTGTACGCCCGACAACACGGTGGTCTATGAGTTGAACACCGAGACGTGGCGCTACGGCAACAATGACATCGCATCGTGGTTGGACAACGCCCTCGTGTGGTACGAGAAACATGTCGTGGGAAATGTGTCCCCACCCCTTGACAAGAAGCTCGATAAGGAGTATCTTGCTATCATGGGTCGCAACGAGGTGGTTGACGACTCGCTCGAAGCTCTCGCAATCGAAGTGGCTGAGATCGAAACCAAGCTCGAAGTCCTGCGGGAGCAGCACGGCATCGACGACCTTGAGAAGAAGCTCAAAGCGCTCAAAGACAAGCGACTCAAGCCCGCACTCATGGAGCGGTTCACCGACACCGACGATAGCGTAGTCGGCTACGGTTGGCAGGTGACTCGCAGCTACACAGAATCAATCGACAAGGAGGCGATGGCACAGGACAACATACTCGACAAGTACACCGTAAGCAAGCCCAAGTACACGCTCACCAAGGTCAAGGAGAAGGCAAATGGCAACAGTTCACGGTAAGGGTAAGCCCAAGGCGTTCGAGCCGCTTGCGGAAGGCCCAGTCACGCTGCGTATCAGCGACGTGAAGGGCATCCCCCGCACGAACGTCACGTCTGTGACCATGAAGATGCTCACCGAAGACGGTCGCGGTTGGGACAAGTACCCGCAGAAGTACGACCTGAACAGCGACGGCGGCTATGCTGCGTTCTACTTCCTCGTGAAGAACGGACTCGGTATCGACTTGGACGAGGGCGACGAGTTCGACATCGACCAGCTCGAAGGCAGGTTCGTCGAGGTCGAGATCGTCCACAAGGACAACCCGAACAATCCCGATCGTCCGTACGTCAACATCGCCAAGACGCTCGGCCCCGGTGAACCCTTCGAGGTCGCTGAGGAAGACGCCGACGAGGACGAGGACTACTAGGAACAATGGGTCGCGTCGAGTCGAGGATACAAGCCGACATCATCGGCTATCTGAGGGGGCTTGACGCGACCTACGTTCTGAACGTAGGAGGGGGCGCTTCGACAGCGAAAGGGACACCCGATCTCATCGTCTGTCACCACGGACTGTTCGTGTCAATCGAAGTCAAGCGCCCAGACAGCTCCTACGGTGTGACCAAGCCGCAAGAGATACGCATGAGACAGATTCGCGCAGCCAAGGGAATCGCGCTGGTAGCCACTTCGGTATCCGAGGTGGCTACCGCGCTCGCTGCTTTGAGAGAGGACAGGGCATGAAGGACGACTATGTTCTCGACCCCGATGTGGACATCGACCCCGACGAACTCGACCCAGCTGCCATTCCGAAGGAACAGCTCGACTACGAGGTAGTCAACGAGGCAGACGTAGAGGTGGAGGATCCCGATGGCGACTAAGCCCCGCATCTACACCCGCAAGGAGTGGGGTGCCCGTCACGGCACAGGTTTCGGCAACCGCAGCCTACCTGCCAAGGGTGACATCCTGCACCACACCTACACCGCAGAGCCGACTGGTGGCACGAAAGCCACCTACAAGGCAGATGTGGCGAGCGTGCGTACGCTTGAGAACATCGGGCAGTCCCGCTTCGGTCGCGGCATCAGCTACAACTACATCATCTGCCCGAGCGGTCGCATCTTCGAGGGCATCCCCGTGGGACGCATCGGCGCACACAGCGCTGGTTACAACACCACCCACATCGGCATCGTGCTCGTGGGGAACTACAGCAAGAAGCAGCCGAGTGCTCAGGCGCTCGCGTCGCTGCTCAAGCTGCGCCGCTGGCTGAAGTCCGACAAGAAGATGGCGAACGTAAAGATGGTGGGGCATCGTGACACGAAAGCCACGGCGTGCCCCGGTGCTGCGGCATACAAACTCATCCCCGACATCAACACGTTCAGGCGCAACATGAAGTCTGGTATGAGCGGCGCAGACGTGAAGCGAGCACAGGAGCGTTACGTGTTCCACGGTTTCGCCACATGGAAGAACCCCCGTGGTATCTTCGGGGCTGGCACGAGGGACGCCACCAAGCGCTACCAGAAGGCTAAGTATGGTACGGTGACAAGCCCCATCACCATCGGGACTCGCACCTACGCCGACCTGATTCGCAAGTAGACGCTCACCCATAGAGCACGAAGAAGTCCAGCGGAAGGAGAGGGACGCTGGACTTCTTCCTATTCACTCACCGCGCTGACGCAGCGAGGGGATAGC